TGCCTGTTGAGACGACTGCCTTCACGCCATTGAACGCGGCGTTGAGGGCGGAGAATGCCGCAACCAATTCAATCATAAAAAAACCCTCCGTGACCCGTATCTTTACGAATCGCGGAGGGCTTGGTCGTCCCCGCCAGCCACAACGTAGCTGGAGTTAACGCTTCTTCTTTGCCGTTTTGGCAGACTCCTTAAAGTCTGATTTGGTTGGCGCACCCTTTTGTCCGGGCTTGCGCATCTTCTCTCCAGAGCCTTCCTCTATGCGCTTACGCTTGGCGTGAATGTTTGCGTAAAGTCCCTGCTTCATTTCTTTTTCCTCGTGGCTGGTTTCTTTTCAGCCATCTTTTCGGACTTCTCCTTGCGGGGAGACTCCTTTGCCTCGTGCTTCTTCATTGCGGATGTGGATTTGTAGGTCTCCTTGCCGCCGTATTCCTTTTTCATTTGAGCTTTCCTTTCACGGGTTTCTTGGTTGGACGTTGTTTGGTGACCACGGGGATCACCTTTGCTTTGACGACGGCGACCTTGACCACCGTCTTCACCACGTTTGCGGCGCAACCGAGCGACGCACACATGTCTGGGGTTTTACAAGTTGGGCATAGGGACATGTTGTTCACCATTTAACTTTGTTTGACCAGTAGCGGGCACTGAAGACATCAGGGCTTGAATCTTGTGCGTTGTGTCGGGCGTAGTAAGACTTGCGTCGCGCCTTGTCCTTTGCGGTCTTGGGATTCTTTCCTGCTCCAGTAACCCCTTGCTGACCAAAGCGCACAATTTTTTCTTTGCCATCTTTGCATGCCTTGACGACGTGAGACTTCGTCTTATGCCCCGGTGTTTTCTGCGGCTTGTTGCAAGCCATCTTCGACTTGCTTAACGGTTTCGATGCCATGATTTTTCTCCTCAATGCGGATGCCGACCTGCGACAGCAGGGCGGCGTATAAGTCGAGCCAATCGTCAAGGCGCATGACAACAAGGCTGTCGCCCGTCGCAACTCTACTGCGTCTCGATATTACTACTGGCTTGTCTTTTGTGCGCTTGCCACGGATGCCTGTCTCGGCTTGCTCCATGGCAGCGTAGGGTTGGAATTTTTCTGTTCGCTTGGCTTCGACCCAGACTTCTGGGGTTCCAATCAGGTCGGCGCTGCCGCCACCTGAGACGAACTGCCTGCCGCCACCAGACAGTGGTGCTCGGTATATCTGCTCACGACCACCGAAGAGCCGGTCGTTCATGTAATGGGCGAGTTCACGCTCGTAAGCGTCGCCTTTGTTCTTCGAACCTCTCGGGCTTAGTCCCATACTCGATACTCCGTGTCATCATCATCAAGTGTAGCGCGGCATTTGTCACAGAAATATTGCCACTTAGGACGCGGTCGGTCGTCCTTACACTTCATGCACGGGCGAACCCATACGTTCTTCTTGTTCGAGCGCGTCATTGAGACGGCATACTTTGCCCCCTCAAACTCCGCCAGACCTTCCCTCTGTAATATTCGCTTCAGCGTGTCGACACAAACTCCAAGTGATGTCGCCATGCTCGTGTAATGTTCACCGTTTTCGACGGCCTGCCGGAGGAACGCCCTCTCCATTTGGGAGAGAACCCTCGGCTTTGTCATTGACCACTCCTTTGCTTAGACCCATTCCAACCCCGCAATTCCAACAATACTTGCCACCCATCGTGCCGGTGAGAAAGGAGCGGATATTCCTCGCACACCTGATGCACTTGAACCATTTGAATTTTTGTCCAGCTTGTGTCGCATTCTGCTCTTGACAAGATTCTTCCACGCTCGCTACCATCCCTATTAAGAACTAACACACTTCCAAGGAAACACCCTTCGGGTGTTTCTTCAGTAATAAGTGTAGTGCTTCTTAATGAGTTTCGTCCTCTCCTATCTCCCAAATCACGACAGTCCCCGGAGGCGGTAACGCCCCCGGGTTGCACTCGCAAGGCTCCCCTGCACCGCCGCAATACGGACACTCATGCGCCTCTTGGTCTGGGTGGTTCTCGCAAACCCACAGGGTTCCGTTGCACTTGTTGCACTTGCTCACCAAGTCCCCCATCCGCGCATCAGTCTCGCAATGAGTTGGTGCTCGGCCCCAACCACAAGCTCGTGGTGCGTGTCCCCCAGCTTCGCCGCCGTCTCGCAGAAGTCCGCAACCAGCAGGTGTAAGACCTCGTGAAGAGCCAACCTTCTGACATCATCCTCAACCCCGTAGTCTGCTTCGGCTTGCTCGGTCAATCTGATCGAGGCGTTTTTTGAGACAGAGTTGTACTGGGTCTGGGCCACGATGTTGCCGCCGATCTGACCGTGGGATACGGTCAGATTCCACTCGACCAAGCCAAAGACCTCGACATATTTCAAGACATACTTCTTGAAACGGTTGAAGTCCTGTTCGCTGAACCGCATCGTCTTCATTCAGACCTCCAGCTTGTCACGCATGATGCACACGCGCGTGATCAGCGCGTCCAAGTGCATACCTGTCTCGCGCATGGAACAAACAATCGGGGACGAGCCGCGCACTTCCCTCTGGACTCTTGGGGCCATTGCCGTTTCGTTCTGAGACAGAAGCGGGATCAGCTTTGACTCGAGTTGAGACAGATACTCATCTAAGTCTGCGCATCTGCGCGCCAAACTACGAAGCTCATCTGCAACGGGAGCATCCATTTTTGTTTGCTCCGGCTGAAAGGCTAAGCTCGCGCCAGCGATTGCCCCGAAGTTGCCCATGTGTGTTGCTTGGTTCATTGTGAAATCTCCTTGATGCCCAGCCAACGACGAACTTCGTAGGCCGGAATTTTCAGACGCATTGAAATCTCCACGGGAGTGGAGCCTTGGTTGTGGAGCAGGTGCATGGCCTGCTGCTTCTTGGATTTGGTTGAGACGATGAACTTCTCGCTGCTGCCAAGTCGTTCAGCCCACCCGATGTAGTGCGTGTCGTGAAGCTCGGTCTGCTGGCGAACCTTGCCGTAGCTGATTTGTGTCACCATATTGAGACGGGTGTCGTCGCCAGCCTGCAATTCGAGGTATCCCCAAGGGGTAAATTCGCGCCCGTCGATGGCATACACGGAGAGGTCGCCATCCCAAAGACCAGCCTTTGACTTCGCTTCATTCTTTTCTCGGAACACCTGAGTGACGAAGACCTGTGTGTCAATGTCGGTAAGCTGTGCGGTAGACCCAGCCTCACGCCCAAGGCCAGCCTCACCGGGCTTGTTCCGGTGGTGAACCATCACGACACTGGCTTGATACCTGTTGCGTATCGCTTTTGCTACATGGTTAACCTTCGCCCACTCGCTTGCCGACGCTTCCTCGAGACCACGGAATGCGTTGCGGATAGTGTCGATCACAACAATGTCGGGTTGCACAACATCAAGCCATTGCCCGAGCATGCGAAACCCGCTCTCCTCCATGAGGTTCATCTCGCCCCCGTCTTCCGGAGCAATCAGCGTAGGCGACCAGACACCAAGGTAGTGACCGGTGTCACCAAACATCTTGTTGAACTCCTTCAGACGACGGAGCACCGTGCGCCGAGGGTTGTCGTAGTCCATGTAAAAAATCTTGGCTGGCCTGCCCAGTTGATAGGGGCCGAACCACTCGTGCCCAGACGCAAGGGCAGACAACATGGCTGACAGGAAGTAGGACTTGCCGTGTCCGTTGTAGCCAGCGATTTGGGTGATCGTTCCGGCGGGAATAATAGGGTCAGACCAGTAAACCTCGTCCTTCATTTCAGCCAACAGGCGGTCAATCGCGTCAGCATAAATGGGGATTAGCGTCTCGACTTTGCGTTTTGGCTCCTCTTTTTTGCGTCGAGAGCCATCTTCTGCGTAATCCTCGGGGTAATTTCTGCGATCCATTTCTTGGGCGCTGCGTAGGGTCGTCTCCACTTCGCGTCGATCAAGATGGCTTGCAAAGAAGTCGTCCATGAAGGCTTCGCAGACCACTCTCAGGTCGTCTCCCACCACCCCGCTTCTGATCTTCTGTCCCGCATATCGGACAAGCCAATTGTTCCTACCGTCTCCGTCCGCCATCTTGCGCCCAAGGTGAGCGACACGCATTGCGGCCTGCTCATAGACAGACATGGAGTCGCTTTCTGATGCCGCTCGATAGTCAGATAGGTTCAAGGTATCGAAACTGAATTCCCCGTCTGACAACACCTCCACATCGCTTGGCTTGCCCTGCCACTCCCATTCATTCAGATCGTCGATAGAAGTCTCGTAGCCACACTCAAACTCATATTGATGGGTGACAGTGCCGTTCTCGTCGATCTTGATTGAAGGCGGCATCACCACATATCCACCGTCCCCTCTGAAATCCAATCCCTCCATCTTGGGCCAGTCGCGCGCCACGCCGCCAACCTTGTTGGCGAACCGCTTGCCATGCCCGGGGTGCGCAAAATAGAAGTGCTTGCCTCGGGTGGTGTTGACGGTTATGGGCGAGGTCATGCCGTTCTTCTTGGCAAAGTCGACGGCAGCCTGACTGTCGCAGTCCAAGACGAGAACGCCGCTGATCACACCAGTGACCAGCGCCAAGTTGAAAATCTCTACGCGGCTCCCCTCTTTGGTCGGAGCACCATTGGTAAACCAGTCGTCAACTTCCTCTTGAGTTGTGGCTTGCGTCTGGTACTTCTTCCACTCATTGAGCGGCTTCTTGCTGGAAATAGAAAGGGGGATGATTGTCCATCCCCTCTCTACCGCCATGGTGGCTGCGTCATGCAGCGCTTGCTTCAGGTCTTGCTTCGTTGGCGATGTCATTTGGTTCCTCAAAGTAATGGTTCAGGTTGAGTTCAGGGTTATGGGAGAGGAGCTTTTCAAACTGGCGTGTGTTCATCAGGCCAGAGGCCATCATGCGGTAAGGCGCTGTGCGCGTCTTGCCCAAGATAAGCGCGACACGCCGAACGCCACCGCAATCAGCGATGAGTTTCTTGGCGTTGAAAGTTCTCACGGGGTTCTCCTTAGAGTGGTTGAATGTGGTTTCCCACCAGTGTGACTGTGCCAGAATCCAGACACATAGTCCATGGTTGTCACACAAATGGGACACATCATGGACAAAAGAATATGGCATCTCTGTCCCAATGGTGATACATTGTAGTCACCCTTAACCCTAACCATGAGGTAACCATCACTATGAGCGACTGGGATAAATTTGAGCAGGCTGAAAACGCCGCACCCAAGACAGCCCTTGCAGAGGCGCTGATTCAAGCCAAGCAAAAACTCGATGAAGCAGAGGCCGAATACAAGAGGCTATGCGACGAAGCAGTCAGTCGAGTTCCCGAAGACTTCGGCGACCACATCATCGACACACCCACATCTGTCATCACCGTCTCTCGTGGCTCTCGCTACGAATGGGATCAAACAGTTCTCTCGTCACTGTTCGAGAGCGGAGTCAAGAAACCCGACTTCGTAAAGAGCCATCTCACCATCGACAAGAAACGCTTCGACCGCATGGCTGAAGAAGATCGAGCACCACTACTCCCTGCACTCACCCGCAAGCCCGGAAGTGTTTCCGTTAAGGTAACTCTTAAAGGCGATGAGTCATGAGCAGAAAATGGACAGCAGAACAGAAAGCCGAGCAAAGCCTGAGACTAAAGAGGTCATGGTCGGATAGGCGCAAAAGAGAAGAGCACTCTAGCGCCATGAAGAAGCACTGGGAAGAGCGAAAACAAAGGCTACCCCAAGCGCCAAGGTTGAGCAGTCGAGATCATGCAGATCGTAGATCGGCAATCAACTCGCTACTCAGCCTCAAGGAGTCCGTGGAAAGACAGGTCGGCACTTCGCTGTCGGTCAGTCAAATCGCGGATATTGTTTGTCTACATTACGCAAGGAACCATAATGTTCAAACCAAAAAACACGGCGGATGATGCGACCGCCAAGAGGAAGGTTTTGCTCTACGGTCATCATGGCTGGGGCAAGACAACGCAGATGAAGTATTTCCAAGACACCTACGGCAAGGGGTTCATCATCAGCGGAGAGAGTGGCTTGTCGTCAATTCGATCAGCCAACATCGACTACCTGCCATTCACTTCTTGGGGAGGTAAGAGCGACCCAGACAAAGACGAGTATTCTTTCATCGACATCTTCAAGTGGACTCGCACTGACGACTTCAAGAAGCGTGGGTACACATGGATTGGAATCGACTCTTTGACCGAGCTTTCTGACATGTCATTCAAGCATGCAGAGGCAGAGGCAGAGGAGGTTGCAAAGCGTGCTGGCAAGAAGAACGCCGATGGCTTTGCTGTGTGGGGTAACCATGCGGCGCAGTTGATTGGCGCTTGCAAGGCTGTGCGAGACATGGACATGCACGTCGTTGTGACATGCCTCGCAAAAGAAACGACAGACGAAAACGGTGAGACGGAGTTCTGGCCCATGGTCGCTGGCAAGGCAACTATGCAACAGCTTCCGGGTATCTTCGACTGCGTGTTCTGCGGTGTTCGAGTAACCAAAGAGGTGGACGGCAAGCAGCGCGTCATGCGCTATACCATCACCGATGAGGTTCGCGGTTGGCACGGCAAGGTGCGAGATGAGAAGCGTCGTCTCAAGCCGGTCGAGACCAGCGGAAACATTGTTGAACTTCTTCAGCGCCTAGACATGGACGATGACCAGTGGGCGCGTATTTCTCAATCAACCCAGTCCAAGGAGGACTAATCATGGCTTTCAGTTTCAAAGACCTCAACCTGTCCGGCGTAGAAGCAGCAAGTGCTGGCTCAGTTCTTAAACCCGGTCGTCATGTAGTGACAGTTGCGGAAGCAGCCATTAAGACGAGCCGTGCGAACGGCGCAATCTTGGAGTTAAAACTTACCAATCAAGAAGGCGCTATTCGCCACTGGATCAATGTGCATGTGCCGAACTCAGAGCAAGCAACAAGGATTGGTCGTGAGCAATTGAAGGCATTGCTTGTGCACGGCGGTCACCCCAACCCCGACAACCCCGGGGGTGTGGAAAAGATTCGCAACCTGCAAGTTGGTATCAGCGTTGGCTCTGACACATACACCGACAAAGACGGCAACGAGCGAACAGGTAGCAAGGTGAAAGGCTTCTTCGACCCATCAGAGATCACTGGAGTGAAGTCAGCGCCAGCCAAACAATCTGGCGGAGATGGCTTTGACGACATGAAGGACGACATCCCATTTTGATTCGGCGAAGCAAAGGGGGCGCATCGCCCCCTTTTTTTAAGGTGACACATGTTCAACATCAGACAACTCGTGGACGAAGCCTATGAGCGAGAACAACGAAAAGAAAAACCGAGAACCTACATTGGTGCGTCGGCGATTGGTGGCCCGTGCGAAGCCTCTATCGCTTTCGGTTTTCGGGGCTACCCAGACACAGCACCAGCACCAAGACTCAAACGAATCTTCCGAGACGGACACCGAATCGAAGAAACAGTCGTCTACGACCTCAAAAAAGCCGGACTCCATGTGATGGAGGTAGACCCACTGACTGGCAACCAGTGGACATTTACTTCATACGATGGTCACGCAATAGGTCACGCCGACGGTTTGGTTGAGGATGCTGGAGAAACAATTCTCCTTGAGATCAAGTCGATGAACGACTCAAAGTTCAAGGAGTTTGAGAAGTCTGGCGTGAAGTTCTCTCACAGGAACTACTACGGTCAGATTCAGTTCATGCTTGGCATGGCGAAGATCGAGAAGTGTTTGTTCGTCTCGTACAACAAAAACACATCAGATTACTTCTCCGAGATCGTTCCGTTTGATGAGTTTGAATATGAGAACCTGAAGTCGAGAGTTGAGACGATCCTGTCTGGCAAGGCAAGGAAGATCAGCCAAGACGAATCAGACTGGAGATGTAGAGGGTGCTTTAAGTTCGATGCCTGCTGGAAAGGCAAAGAACCAGAAGTGAAAGATAAACGAACATGCGCAAACGCAAGACCGTCTAAGCACGGGGAGTGGGTGTGCGATCAGGGGTGTCAAGAATCATGTACCAACTGGACGAGATACGAACCAATGGCAAAGGATTCTTCTACTTAGCATCCCCGTACTCTCTTGACGGGATAGCTACTGAAGAAGCTAAGCAGCGCCGATTTGAATCGGTTGTGAAGTGTCAGGCTTATTTGATGGAGGCTGGCTTTCATGTGTATTCGCCGATAGCGCACACACATGAAGCTCAGAAAACAATGGCTAAGCATGATACCAAGTGGTGGCTGGAAAAATGTCGCCCATTTTTAGAGTGTGCGGATGGACTGTTTGTTCTTCAACTCCCGCTTTGGGAAGTGAGTGTTGGAGTGCAGTGGGAGATTGAGTTTGCAAGAAACGCGAACATGACAATCGCCTATCTTCCAGACCACATTTGGGAGAGCGACAAGTGATGGACATCGAAAAGAAAAGAGTGAATCTCGTGCTTGAGGTTGTTGAACTTGAGCACGAAATCGACAGCGTCAAGGAGCGCATTCGAGACATCGAATGGCGAATCGACCGTGGTGACACAACCGTCTCACATGATCATCGTCAAAAGGCGATTGACAAGCAGAGATGGCTGAGTCGTGAACTGGCTGAAAAACGTAAGGAGTTAATCAAATGCGAGTCATCGGTTTAACTGGGCCAATGGGCTGCGGCAAGTCAACGGTAGCCGCGCATCTTGAGACAAAGGGATACAAGCGAATCAAGATGGCTGGGGTTCTCAAGGAGATGATGCGAGCGATGGGTCTAGGTCACGAGCACATCGAAGGCAGCTTAAAGGAGGTTCCGTCTCCGCTGTTGTGCGGCAAGACCCCGCGCTTCGCCATGCAGACCATCGGCACTGAGTGGGGGAGGAACACCATTGGCGAGAACCTTTGGTGCAACATCTGGGTAGCTCAAACTATTCAGGCTTTGCGATCTAGCTCTTTCGGAGTCGTCTGCGATGACATTAGATTTCCGAATGAAGCTGACGCGCTGAAGTCTGTGGGTGGAGTCCTCATTGAGGTCTGTCGCCCCGGACATGAGAAAAGCGCGTCTCATGAATCTGAAACCTTTAACGTCGTTCCCGAGATCAAAATCATGAACGACCGATCAATCGAACACCTTATTTTTTCTGTTGACGCTTTGCTGGGCGTGATGCCTTCGGCTCAACAGAATCTCTTTTCGCGGGGTGACGACGAGGTTTTGGGGCATCCTGTGTAGAATCATTGGAATCAGTTGCCACTGAGTTCGGCGTCCCAGAGGACGCCGTTTTTTTTGCCTCGTCTCCGCCGAATGCTGCGAGCCTCTTGCCCCATGCGTACATGGAGAATGCGCGTCGCACACCCTCCCAGAACTTCATGAAGTACGCTCCGATGAGTGACCAGTACATCATTTCAACCCCCTCTCTAAGGCGTTTTGCATTGCCTCTGTCTTCTTGTCTGAGCCAGCACTCGAGCCGAAGTAGTAGCCAACAACTTGGTCTGCCTTGGCGCTGACATAGCCAATCAGTGTTCCAACAATTCCAGCCATTACGGGGTCTTTCAATCCATCAACCTGACCAGACAGCACCATGTAAACGGATGATAGGAAGCCGCCAATGATCAGGGCTGCAAGAATCCGTGGAGTCCAGTCTTTGATCGAAGCCTCTCTGTCGCGCGCAGACTTTCTGTCGTCCATCTCAATGCGCTTGATGTCAACCTCAAGCTCTCGCATCTTTATTTCAAAGTCGAGGTTGGCTTTCTTCAGTAGCAAAAGCTGATCCGGGGTCGCCCCGGCAACCGCTGCCGCAATCTTTGACTCGTCTGCGTTCTCGTCTCCAAGCAGAATGGTGGCAATCGTCTTAGCAGCAATGCTACCCATTGGGCCGCCTATCGCGGCCCCCAGTGTTGGGGCTACTGCTCCAAGTACGCCTTTTGCTGCGCTCCATAAATCAGCCATGTTGTTCTCCTCAAGAAAGTTCAAAGTGTGGTGCGTCTATGAATGGACGCTTGTTCTCCCTACGACAGAAGTCGATGTAGTACATCATTGCTTCCTCCATAGTCCCGCGCCACATGCGAATGTCTGGCACATTCCAAGCAGCACCCCATCGAAGACCAACATTTTTTTCAATGGCAGCTTGCTTCATGGCATCAGCAATGTCGTCGTAAACGTTTAGCTCCCAACTGAGACGACCATCAATGTAAGCCGCCAAGTCGACAGCCTTGCCAGTGATGTGCTTAGAGTTCATCGTCTGGCTCGCCCCAGATTCCACTAGCTTCTTTTGCTCCTCTGGTGTGCGCAGACCCTGCGTCACACCGAAGTCGATCTTGGTGTATTCAATCGCCAAGTTGACCACGTCAACCAGCTTCTGATCTACACCAACAAGACGCTGTTTGCTTCTCTCGGATAGTGCGAACATAGCTTCTCCTTACTTGAATGGGTCTCCGCCAAACGGGTCTTTGCCACCGCCAAACGGATCGTTAGACATCTTCTCAAAGTAGCCAGTCTTCTTGCCGCCCTTGCTTGGCTGACCCATGAGGTCAGCGGCAGACTCTCGGAAGTCTCTGCTACCGCCAAGAACTGGGATTCTCGATGCCACAACTCGAGCAGCTTCGCGCTTCTGACCATTCGTGTCAGCGCCAGCAATCATGTCTTGCACGCCGCCAGCAACCTTGAAACCGCCATAAGCAACATCGTAAGACGGGCCAAGGATTGTGCCCATCATGCGGTTGAATCCATAGTTTCCGTTGTCGATTTGTGCTGCTGAGTTGAAAAACAACTCGCCCACAAAACCAAGACCACCCATCGCCATCAAGCCCTCAACATACCAAGCAACTGCTTCGTACTTGTCCTTGATGTCTTCTTTCTCAACCAAGCCAAAACCAACAGCAGCCTTACCGATTACCGTCTTGTCGAGGCTGCGGGCGCGAAGCTCAGGGCTACGCTCGTCTTGACCGCCGCGAGACTGCACAATGTCCTTAACTGCGAGTGCGCTCGCGCCAAGTGCAGCGCCAGCCGTAAGCATGTAGATAAGGGGCTTGGCGTTACCCTGCTTTGCCTCATCCATCACATAGCTTGTGAGGCGACCCATCATGACAGGATACGACTTCAACTGGTAAACCATAGCGCCCCATGGCGTTTGCGCCCACAGCGGAACATCGTTGGGGTCAGGTGTGAAGATCGCCTCGTTGGTGAACTTCATGACCGCATATCGAATCTGGGGATTCTGGGCGTATGTCCTGATGTCGTCAACGCGAGGAGCACTTGGGCTTGCAAAGTTGATGTGCCCATCAGGCAAGTCTCTTCCAGCCATGCCGTAGCGTTCCAAGAATCGGACTGCTGTCTTGTAGCGGGCGCTGTCAACATTACCGACGTTGGCGTACTTGCGGGCAATCTCAATCTCAGACTTGAGGGCGTTGAAGCCAACAAGTGCGGCTACTTCACGCTGCATGTTTGTCCAAGGAGTCAACAGCGTGAGGTTGAAGAATGAGTTACTGAAACGCTGAGAGCCGTCGCCAGCCATGTTGACCATACGGTCATGGATCAAGTTCTCGATACCAACACCGATGTCGCGCGCGGCGTTTCGATACGAAGGCTCAGCGCGATACCACTGGCTCATGCCCTTTGCCCACGCTTGGAAGTTTCCAGAGCGAACAAGTGGAAGCACAGCATCAGGGATAGACGAGAGCGTCGTGAAGCCGAGGAGCGAAACAGAGTTGAACGCACGCAACTTGCGGCTTGCCTGATAGATCAGGCCAGTGCCGTCGGTTCCGTCGATTGGACGCTGGTTCAACACGTTGACCATGTTGTCCATGAATCGCAAGTCAGATGCTGGAACAGGCTTCTTAAAGTCGCCAAGAGCATTGACCACCGCGTCGATTCTGAGACGAAGGTTCGATGCCATTGACTCATCCATGTTGGCAAAGTCGTAGTGGCTCAACAACTCCATCTTGGCGCGGTGCTTCATCTGGGCGGAAGAAGCGTTGGTATCACCGAGCATGTTCGTGACCTTCTTGATCACGTCCCTCGTCTCGTCTTCGCTCAACTTAATGGCTGGGACGATAAGGTTCTCCACATCTGCTGCGTGGAAATACTCACGACGATTCACAAAAATGTTTTTGTTTGAGCGTAGGACATTGACGGCAGCATCAATACCCATCTCGGCGATTGCCCGATAAGCGTTGTATGCGTGACCGCCAGCACCAAACTCTTTGGCAAGTGTAAGTTTGCGAGTCGTCTTGTTGTAGTAGCGAGCCAAGATTCCCTCGAGATCATTGACCATGAATGGCGTGAACGACGGCATGTCGCTCGCCTTTAGGTTAATGAATCGCTGGTAGAACGGATTTGAAAACTCGCGGTGAATAACGGAGTCAGCGGCTAGGTGACCGTCGTTGTCCAGAATCTTGTTGAAAATCTTCTGGGCGAGTTCGTCTGCATCGCGAGGATCGAATGCGTCACCGCTCATGCGGTGATCGCGCATGATGTACGAACGCAGTTCCTTCAAGAACGTGTTGGGGTTTTCACGGATAGCCTCTGCATCCCACATTTGCGGGAC